CATAATTAAATATAAAGAGAATATATTGGATCTGATGGAAACGGGTATATTTTCTCTTTACGCAACATTACTTCCGATAACATTAAATTATCGGAACTAAAGTTAATAGTGGTAAATCATTGTAAATCTTGATAGCTAATGTTTCAGTAATTATCGGTAATTATATGCATTTTTGTTTTCTAAATGTAAATGATGGTAAATAGTAATAAATAATATTTTTCTTGTAAAATGACGGCAAAATGGACGGCAATTTATCAATGTTAGATTGTTTTCCTTTTCTTTTTTATTGTAGTATATTTGATGTAAATAAAAAAGAGGGCGGTTTCCCGCCCGTTTTAATTTGCTTTGCAGAACCATACCCGGAATGCCAGCATCGCCCTATGTATACTTTTTACGTTATGGATTTTCCATCCTAAATATATTTTCCATCGGTATTTTGTGTTCAGAATTTGCATGGAATTATATATTTTCCAATATTTCAGATCCCGCGTGACAAGTATATTCCTTTCGGATTCTCCCATTTTGTAATCGTCAATGACTACTACATTATCCGGATTGATAGTTGCTCCAAACCAATCTATTGCAAAACCATATGCACAGTTTCTCATTAACCAAAAAACACGGCAGCAATACCGCTTAAATCTATCAATCAGTGGCAGCGGCGCAATGTTAATTGATCTTTTCATCATCCGTCCATAGTTCGGATCATATCGCTTCTCTGCCCAGTAGTATTTATAGAAATCATACCGCATCCAGTCTGGTACATACTTTGTTACGCAGTCTTCGCTATCACACGAATCATCAAATGTCTGCCACTTCCTTAAGAATCCGTGCAATTCACCGTTTTCATCGGAAAATAGAACAACAATTGGATTGGTGATATAGCAGATTATCATAATGAGTAATTGTAGCGGTGCATATAAAAACCATCTCATATAATCCTCCTTAAAAAGAAAAGAACCCTGATGTAATTTCTGCATCAAGGCTCTTTCCGGTCCACATAGATTAAATTTAGGATCACCTCCGGGAGATTGCCGCTCCCACGGCTACCACACTGATAACAATCCAGAAATTTCGCTGCCTTGTTTTAATCTTTACTTTCCGTTCCGCCTCGCGCTCGTACTCTTTCAAGTATTGATTTGCTTTCTCTAATGAGTTCTGCATCTGTTCGTTCAATTCTTGAGATTTCCCGATTTGCTCGTTCGCTATCTTCAACTGCTCCTGCGCTTCGTTCAGCTGCTTCGCTTGCTTGTCTAAGAGTATTTTCTTGTCCCTGCTGTGCTGTTCGAGCGTTGTCAAATTCTGTTCTAATTGCGTCAGCTCCGTTTCGGAGATCGTGTATACTCGTTCTGCCCGCGCAGACGAACCAGATAATAACGGCGACAACCACAGCGACAGCAAGACCGCCGATAAAACAAGCCCTTTTCTTGTTATCCACATTTATACCTCCAGTTTTATTTTTTCGATTTCTGCTCTTATCTCCAAGCATTTAAGATAATTCCCCATGTACCTTGCTTGCCTTTCTAATATTTCAATATCACAAGTTGGAGTAAAATCAAGTGTTCCTGCTTCATATTTAATAAGCATCTGGTGTAATTTGTCATGCCGGATTTTTGTTTGACAGTATTCTGCCTTGAATCTTTCTTTATAATCTGTGCTCTCCATCATTTTTACAGTTTCATTTAATTCCATTTTAGATATCCTCCTTGAACTCTTCATAAGTTTCTTCAAATATATCTCTTCGACATGGATATATTTCTCCACGAATACCTTTGATAATAAAATCGTCTTTTCTTGCTTTTTGAACGCCTTCTAATGTTTCAATTTCTGCCGTTCCATCTGTATTCATCTTTACAATTTGTTTTTTAATTGCATCCTTTAACCATTCATCATGGTTTCCGTCCAATGCGCATGCTTCTACAGGAATTGCTTTTTTTACATACTTCATTTTCATCACTCCTCATTTTTTACACAAACGTTTTCCCATTTTTTATATGCATCAAGATATGTTTCTTTTTTGTCTCCGTTGTATGTGACTTCGTAATACATTCCGTCTGATATTGTTGTGCTTATCAACGCTTTCCAGTTCTGCAATGTTTTACTAAACCATACGATAAAAACTTCACTTTCTTTCAGTTTTTTATTACCTGTTATCTCTACATGTTCATTGTAGTAATCGATAACAATCTGTTTTGCTTTTTCCTGATAGTTCATTTTTCATCCCTCCAAGCTCATTACATATTCATACGTTGCATCGGCTCTATTCGCGTAGCCCTCCGCGTATTCTTCACAGCATGCTGCGTATGCATACTGTTCTCTGAAAAGTTCATAGATTACATTGATGTCCCGCAGGTCATATCCTCTTTCTTGTCTCCGCATTAAGAAGTTTCTCACTACCGTTTCAGATGTTGGGCACCACATTCCTGCGTAGATAGTGCACTTTGTATCATCAAGATCAGGTACTTCCCATAATGTTTCTACATAATTTTCACAGTCTTCGGCAAGCATATCGAGCTGTGCTTGCTGTCCTTCATCACTCATCAAGAGTTCTTTCAAGTCTTGGATAGCATAAGAGTATTTCAAGTCATAATAACTGCGATATGCATAGTGCGCTCCGCCGGAAATGCTTTCCAACAGACGATTAGCTCTTTCTCCTTCCCATTGGCTTACACCAATTGATGGGTAATCGCCTGCGGTGGAACACGAGACAGAACCATAGTCTCCTTCAATCCCTGTCTCAATTATCCCTGTCGCTATCGCCCTTGCCAGTTCTTCTTTCGTCACTTTTTTCTCCTTTCACAAAAAAGAACGGTGGTTTCCTATCGTCCTTTTCGAATATATCCGGTATTTGATTATTGTCTTTGTCTACAAACATTTTACCGATCCCCACTATGCCGCCAACAGCCCCTGCAGATAGGAGCATGGTTATGAATAGCCTTAATTCTGGTTCGTTTCCCTTTCCGGTGATCAGCCAATCAGCAATTGTCATTAGAATGTAGAGAAGAATGCAGAAAACGCAGATAACCGCATAAAGTATCGACCAGTATAGTAATGGCGCGTTTAGTTTCCGGAAGTAGCTTTTCGCTTTTCTCCAGAGCGATTTCAGTTTTTTCATATCACACCGCCCTCCCGATTAATGCAATCACCACTGAAATAATTGTTGAAATCAAACCAGCTACTTTATAAATGTTGTCAATTCTGTTGTGAGCCGATGCCGCAGTTTGTTCAGATCGTGCCTGCGCAATTTGCAATGCAGTAATTTCAGGGAGCATTCTAACGAGCATGTCAAGTTTCTCTTCCATTTTTGCCATCCGTTCTACAAATTGCATTGTTATTTTTTCTCCGTCATTTCTTTCCATAGTGCACCGCCTTATTTGATACGTTTCCAGAAATGCACAACTAAGTACGGCTGCATGTTGTTATGCGCTTGATTTTCCCCAGTTTCATCTGTCATGACCGGATGTCCTGTTGTATTCCAATTACTACTTATATCAACCGAATAACCAGCAGTATTTCCGGTTCCTGGATTCGGTCGTGAAACCATAGAACCGAATTTATTATCCCAATCATCATTGCCTTTTCCGTTAATGTTTTCGGCGTGCGCATGTTCCGGCAGTTCATTTACTGTTAATTTATGCTTGAATTCTCCGCCAGTATTTCCTGCGGTAAATGATACGGATTCCTTGTTCGCGTCTGTTCCGGTTCCGGCGCCGATCAAGCCTCTCCCGCTCGCAATTTCTTCCCATTGCGCCAGCCCGTCTTCTTCGCCTGGCTTTAGCGCGTCATCGGTTGCTGTTGTTACTACTATGCCGACCGGGTAGAGTATGTCAATCATTACTTTCAACCGTCTGTCTACTACTCGGAATTTCGCGCTTCCATCATTAACTTCTACCTCCCCTGTTACGGTTGACAAATTAGGTTCTGTAGCCGCTGTGGTTCCTGCCTGCGTGCACTCGAGTACGTACTGTTCTCCCAATTTTGGAACTTTTACCATATTACCTATTTTATAAGCAGTGTTCCTTTGAAGAAGAAACGGACTTACTACCATGTTTTCACGGTTTTTCACGAATTCTGTAGTGGCCACATTTTTACTTTTGTCACTTGCTTCTACAGTTGGAGCTGTCATCTTACTTGTTGCTTCTACTGTTGGCGCTGTCATCTTACTTGTTGCTTCTATGATTTTTGCCCTTAACGCCTTCCATACCTTCCCTACAACTCCGATTTCTCCTTCTTCGTTTGCTCTTGGCGTCACATTTCTTGTACTCATTTTCATGCTCCTTTCGGTATAATATTCCCCACTCCGTCCAATTCCCATAAAGCCGAATGTAACGGATTGATCGCCGGAATCAGGTTTCCGTCTTCATCTAATTCAAAAAAGTCATCTTTGTAATTTGTCAAGCATACCCAGTTATTTGATTTATCCGGTTTTTCTCCTTTGACGTTTTTCCCAACACATCTATATGTATTTCCGTCTGTATAAGCTACGGTCTGCGGGAATGAGTATGTTTTATTTTTATCCCAAGCGTTGACTTGTTCTGAAATGGACGCCAATGCAGCCTGGACTTCATTTTTATACTCCGCCGCACTTTGTTCACTTACACTTGCGCCGGCGGCACTGTCTCTTGCATCCATAGCCCCTTGTGTGGCAGCCGCGGCATTTTGCGCCGCAATAGTAGCACTCTCTTCTGCTTCACCTGCGCTCACTTCCGCTTTTCCCGCCTGCTCTTTCGCTTTTGATGCATTTTCTTCTGATACGACCACAGCAGCTTCCGCTCTCGTCAATGATTTTTCTACAGCCCCTTTTATCACTTTTGAGAAATTGGAATTTTCTAATCTTCCTTTCCCCCATACAAGCGCTTCTCCTTCCTGCGGATAAGGAAGTATTGCCGAGAAGTCTTTCATGTCTGCCGCATCCGGGAGTGTGATCTGTCTTTTGTTTACTCCCAACAAATCCTGCAGGATCATTGTGATTTTATCCAAGGCTTTTTCTATAACGGTGAACGGCCATTTATTTCCTAAGGTTATTTCTTGTGTGACAGGTACCTCTCTTTTTATGATTAACTGCCATCCTTCTTGCAATTTTGGCGGACGTTCATTTTCCGCCGGTTCTTCTCCTGGCGGATACCCCGGATATTTTACTGTCATTTTATCCAGGTCTACAAAGTAGTCTTTTTTCAGGATTGTTTCATTTTTATCTTCATCCGCAATAACTACTATGATGTCCGTTTTTTCCAAGACTTTAAAAGGGATGGCGAATTCTTCTGCAGTGCCGTCCCCTTTATATGCGATTCTGTTTTCGCTATTATTTATCACTTCTTTTCTCCTTTCTTCTTTATTCTTCTATCAAATATGATGGAGAACAGGGCTTCCCAGGCTGTGGCGTCTGTGTCTGTTGTGGTGAGACGCACAATTGCCCACAGTGCATCGGTTAATGTATCGGAAAGTCCTGTTACTTTATTGAATACTTTTGTTCCCGCCTGTCCTACATCTATCCAGTCTTTTTTGTCAGATTTTATTGCCATGGCGGTTTGGAAGACATCTTCAAAGATGTTTAGTCCAGTGACGCTCATTTTTCCGCCGTCACTGTACATTCCCGCGAATAGTGAGTAGAGTCCGGGGATTACTTCTCTTGCGACCGGTATACCGCCGATAGGTCCGTTTGACGCAAAGGAATATCCCTGTCTCTGCAAGAATGAGTACTTATCATTTCCCGTTGCACTATCCACCAATGAACGAAGGGCACCTTCAAATACGGATCCAAGGATGTACCAAAATAGCATTGCCCGCATGAGTTTCATCGGTCCTCTTCCGTCTACAATGTCATATCCCCCTCGGATGAATTGGTTCATCACTAATGATGTAAAGCTGTAAAACGGAAGAAGTTGTGAGAGTAATCTGCTCTTAACCACCTCCGGACGGTCTTTCATTTCTCCCGATCCGAAGGTCTCTCTTACCATTTTATCAGCCAATCTTACTGATTCTTCGTCCATTTCTGTCACTGTCATAAATGGTTTTTCTATTTGCAGTTGTGCAATGGTATTGTTATATGTCTGGATCCACTCCGGAAGAGAAAGCATAAAGTCTGTTTCTGAAATGAGTGAATAAGCGAATCGGTCTACTTCTTCTTTCACGGCATGCGCTTTTGATGCTAATTTTGAAACGTCTTGTTCTTCTTTGAGTTTCAGTCCGCGGGCAAGGTCTCTATCCATGTTTGTGGCACGGTCTCTCATGAACGTTGATTTACTTAGGATGAAGTCTCTCTGCTGGCGGTAGTTTTTCACACCGCCAAGGTAAATCGTAGAGAGTCCTCTTGCCATGTTTAAGGCTCCCATTTTTTCCATAACTAATGGCAGGTTTGCAAAGTTCAACAACGCTGTGGATGTCCTGTATGCCATGGTGGCCATAGTGAAGTTGTGCCGCAGTCTGTTCAGACGTTGTTCCCATGCTGTCAATTTATCTACGGGATCATGCCAGCAGTCGGACGCCCACCTCTGGAGTCTTCTATGTGCATCGACTCCGTATTTCTGTGATATGGCTTCCGCCAGGTCTTTTCTGGAGAGGAGTTTATAAATGTCCGCTGTGGTTTCACGCATGGCGATGTGGTTAATGGATTCATTGATGTAGTCAAGATAGACGTCAAGGTCTTGTCTAAGATACTGTCCGCCGGAACTTTGCGCGCGGCTTTTCGTGGAGCCCATCCCGATATTGAATGTGGTTCTTCCGAGCATGTCTTTTCTTATGATGTCGTTAATTTCTCTGTCTTTTGTTTTGCTTGTGAGCTCTGCATCATATTTAATTGGGTAGTACATGCCATTGATCTTTCTTCCGTCCGGTAAAATAATTTTCCTCCCCAGCACTTTCCCCAAGGGGATTCCGTACAGATTGTTTTGTACAATGTTTCTTTCGGGCCAATACGAATTGATGTGCTTCCAAACAGCTTCCACAAAGTCCCAGTCTTTATCATTTAAATATTTAAAGAGGATTTTTTCTATGTTTCTATGATCCAGTCCATAGGTTTCCACCACTCTTTCTCTATTCGAGTCTGTCCCCCAGTTCAGCGCCATGGTGAGGAGTGTTTCTTTGGTCACCATGACGGGTTTGTGGTCAACTTTGTTAATCTCATAGATTTTGTCATTGCGGATTTTTCTGAATGTTTCTCTGTCATAGATATTCATGACTTTTTTCAGTTCAAGTTCCGCCTGTTCTTTCAGGAGTCTTTTTTTAGCAAAGGCTTTATCCATCATCTTATAGATCAGGTCATAGGTCTTTGGTCCCATGCGTTCTATGATGATTTCAGGGAGTGCCAAGTCTGCTACCCATTTTCCTATTTCTTTTTTGGTCTTTTTCCACTTTTTCTCTGCCAGTTTTTTATAGAGCGGATTTTCTTTTTCTGCTTTGATTTCCGCCATTATTATGTTTTCGGCTTCTTCAAAGGAAAGGCTTTCTCCTTTTTCATTGACAAAGGTGTTGCCTTCATATTCTCTCCTTCCTGTTTTGTAGATTTTTTTGAATACTTCAACAATTTCATCAAAGTCTATGACTGTCAGTTCTCTCAAGTTGGTTTGATTATTATCGTCAAAGATTTTCTTTATCCATTGCGGTACAGCGTCTCCCGGCTTATCTCCTTCCATGGCGGCGGTGGGATCCAGTTCGTTATTGAGGTTAGCCCAGTCAAACGGTGCCGGTTCTCCGTCCATGCCCAAGGGCGCCCTTCCATCTGTGGTGATTAATCCTAATTGGTAGGCTAAGTGGTTAATGAAGTATCTTATATTTCCGGGCATTCTTATGTTGTTTGTGGCTTTACTTGCCCTGTTTATGAGTCCGACAAGTCCGTACTTCTCCATGCCGTCTTTGTCCAGTGTGTTTGTGGATGCTTTGGGATTCCCGTGGAGTGTATGTTTTACGTGGTCATCGTATTCATGGGCCACTTGGGCGTTCATGGCGAAACGGGACTGCCTTCCTTTTGCTCTGGCAGCTTCTTCCCATCTTCCTCTTTTTAGGAAATATGCGGCTTTTTCTCCTTCACTGGCAGCTTTCCTTGCCCACCATCTATAGTTGGTTGCTTTGTAGATTTCTTTCCCATAAAGAAAAGCCCTTGCTTGGGCTTTGAGTTCATAGGGCGAGATAAGCATGCTGTCTTGTGATGTTTTTAATCCGTCTACTGTGTTCCGCAGTTTTATCTTGAGTTCGTTAATTTCTTCTATGGTGGCTTGTTTTTCTTTTTTCTGTTCAGCTTTTTCTTCTTTGAGTTTTTCTTCTTCACTTAGGAGTCCGTTTCTCTTTTTGATGTCATACAGGATCTTTTTACTTACCTTTCCTTCCATGTTCGGATCTAATCTGTCCAATTCTATTAATGATGCCGTGGCAATTCTTGCATATTGCCTCAATTTCCGCTTCATGGCGTTTTGTTCGATTTCCGCCAGTTTCACTTTCCCTTCGGGAGATTCAAGTACTTCTTCCGCTTCTTTTCGGAAATAGTCTTTCCCTGAGATGTTTTCTATAAATTCTTCTCTTTGTTTTTTCTTGTATTTCTCTACTTGTTCTTCCATGGTGCCGCCTGCTTCTTGTATGGCGTCTTTATATGATTCTTCGGTAAATCCTTCTTCTTTAAGTGCCCTTATCCACTCTTTCTTTGTAGGGAAGACGTTTCCTTTTTTCAGCATTTCCAGTCCATATATTCTTTGGCTCCCCAGTTTTCTTTCAAATGTTTCTACTTTTTTGGGAAGGATGTTTTCTTCAAAGTCCACCATGGCTTGTCCGTGGAGTTTTTCCATGAAGTATTTAACGGCGTTTTCTTTGGCAAGCTCTTTGACGTCTTCTTCCCATTTTTTTATGTTTTCTTTTTCGGTCTGCGTGTAGTCAAGGCTGTCATCATAGAGGAGTTTCCACCTCTTTTCTTCTGCCCAGGCTTCTATTTCTTCTTCTGATGCTACCATGTGGTCAAAGATTTCTTTTACTTCATCGGACGGATCTTTTAAACCCAAGTAGTTTTCCGGATTCTTTATGATTTCTTTTGTTGTTTTATAGAGATTGATCAGCCATTTTTTGAACCGCCGGAAAGTCCCCTGCAGTTCTTTGGTGGGCGCTTTCCCCGTCAAAAGGTATCTTTCAAATCCTCTTGCAAAGCGTTCCTGGATGAATCGTTCCTGCAGTTCTTTGTTTTCCGGATCTTTCTTGATGGCAGCTTCATATTCTTTAAATTCTTTTTCGATCAATGTGCCTTTGTACTCTTTCATAACATCCGGATAGTATGATGCCCACGCACGGATGGCGTCTCTGTCTTTCTGTGCTTTCTGCAGTGTGGCTTCCAGTACTTTGTCTTCTTTGGCAAGTTCTTTCAGTTCCGGATCGATGGCGATGTTGTTCAGCATGGACAGCCACCAGTGGGCACTTTCATGCACAACGGTGGATTGGTTAGCCGCTTCAAAGACGTGGAGAATATTCCGGTCTGCATCATAGGCTCCTGCGTAGGCTCCTTTGTGTTCCTGGTTGTAGCGGTTAATGATCTGGATAGCTTTATCATCAAAAATCACAAAGCAGCGGCCGTCTCTTTCACCGTTGTATGTAATTCCTTTTATGCCGAGGCTGTTCAATTTCTCACTGGCACCTTGTGAACCTCCAAATTTCCCTTCTATTACTTTATAAATGTTTCTACCTTTTATGTGTCCATAATCTATTTTTACCCTCTTGATTCGTGATTCCGTATTATTTTCTTTCAATATCTTTATTGCCTCTTTATATGCTTCTTTCGTTTCACCGCTTTCATATTCCATTTCTTCCTGTAATTTTTTCAATGCCTCTGTTTCATTCTTTGTTTCGAACACTGATTGTATAGCAATAGACATCGATGTGTCATATGTAAAAACATTTCCACTTCGTGGATCATACCATTCACCATCTTCATTTATTTTATATACCCTATCTCCTATTTGTACCTCCGCTTCTCTTTTGAAATATATTCTCTGCATAATTCCTCGGAGAGCATCTTTCACTTTTTCGGTTTGTTGGTCAAACGGTTTCTGTTCATCAATCATTTCATCATCTTCTGGTATTTCAACCTCGAAAAATGATTTTTGTTCCCGGACTGTAAATTGATTTTCTTCCAGTAATTTGATTGCTTCTTCCGCTCTTTTTACCTGTGATATAACAAGTTGCGCAGTTTTCCCTTCTTTTGCTTTTATAAATTTTTGTAAACTGTCAATTGCTTTATTTCTATTTCCCGTCTCCAACACTTCTGTAAGTGCCATGGATAATGGAGATTTATCATCTATAATGGTTCCTGTTTTTTCATCATACCAGTCTGCGTCTTTATTTATTTTATATTTTGATTTTCCTGTGATAACTTCTCCGCTTGTCGCTCCTAATATATCTCTATATGCTTTCGCTATTTTCCTGTCTTTTGCAAAATACAATCCCCATCCGTGCGCCTGATTTCCTTCTCCTGTCCCAATGGCTCCTAAATCAAAATGGTCAAAGGTATAGGGGCTTCCGTGATAGGCTTTTTGATGATAAATTTTATATTGTTCCAGGTTCTTTTTCTTGTAAATATTTGTGGATGGATATATAATGAGGTCAGAAGAGAGTGATGTATTTTGCGAAAACCGACCCGTACTGGAAACACGGTGTTCGAGAGTCGCATTAATATCACTCTCTATTTTTTTATACTCTTCTTCTGTATAAATGTTGTGGTTGTAATAATCTATCGCTCCACTTCCTTTATCAGCAACAGTTACCACCACATACTGTTTCCCCTTATTGGTCTCCACATTCGAATGAAGATAGTAGAATTTCCATCCTTTGTGCCTTCCGTCTTTTGCTTCTGCAGCTGTGATAATGTTCGCACCACTTATCAATTCCTTTAAACTTTTAATTGACAGCAGTTTCAATGGGTTAGCTGTGGAAGAAGACATTTTCTTCCTTCCGCTTCCTGTAATTTGTACTTCTCCATCTGGTTCTTTTTCTTCAAATTTTATATTTCCCAAAAGTTCATTATAAACACTATGCCCCTGTAGTTCTCTCTTGTAGTAACCAAGGGCTTTTTCTCTTAATTCCTTTATATCTGCATATTCCCCAAATTCATTTCCTTTGATGGTCGCTGTGGTTTCTAATTCATCAGCATGATAACTTTTCCCTTCGCTTAATTGCAGTCGTTTCTTAAAATCAAGAAGTATTTGCTTATACCCATCATTTTTTCCGCCATTTTGGATTGACGCTACAATGTTTTCTACGGGCAGGTTATAGATCTTGGAGAAGTTATCTACAAGTCTTGCGTACACAAAAGCGCTTTCTTCTGCCGCCTCTGCTGCTTTGGCAGGAGCTTTTTTCAGTTGTTCCAGCGTGGGAGCGTACACATCGTCATAGGCTTTTTGCGACAAGAGTGTCCTTGCGGCAATGTCTCTTGTGTCCAGTTCTTTTACATAGTCTTCCAGGGATTCAATGGTTTCTACTTCTTTTCTTGCCGCTTGGATGGAATTGATATATCCCTGTTTTTCTTCTTCTGAAAAGGCTGATGTGCTGTCTATTTCATTGATGGCTTCTTGTTCGGCTATGTCATAGAGTTCTCTTCTGTTCGGTTTTCTTCCGTATTTCTTCCAAGCGTTTGCATACCACCTGTCATTATTTGTCGTTCGGATGTAAGATCCGCCTATATACCCGCTTGTAATTACTCCTCCATGTTCATAGTCTCTGGACCATTCATACACGGGAACTTTTTCTACTCCTTGCGGTTCATAGTCCGCGTAATATTTGTAATTGATGAGTTCTTCATAGGTTTTCAGTGCTTCTGCTTTTACTTTTTTATAGTTTTCTTTTATGTCATCCATGCCTTCTGCAAAGATTTTTTCCATGGCGTTTTTCTGTTCCGGATCAGTGAAGTCACGATCAAGGATTGTTTTTGCCACTTCTGCTTCTCTTGCTTCTTTTGTTGCGTTGAATATCTGTCTTGTTTTTTCTATATGTTTTCTTGCTTCTTCAATATCATGGAGTGTCTGCCCGTCTTTATCGAAAGCGGCATGATTAGAGAGTGTCTCTGCAGATTCTTCGGAAATTTTCTGCATGTAGATACCGGCTTTCAGTTCCAGCTGTGTTCCTTCTTTTACTGCATCGTCCACTTGCTCTGCTGTGGCGATTCCGCCCGTCACGAGCTGCGTCAATGCTGTTCTTCCTTCTTCTGTTTCGGCAGCACCGGCAGCATCAATGTATATGGTTCCCATCCCTTCTTTATCAAGCTGTGCCTGGGTCTTCTGTGCATAGACTTCCGGATTTATCTTGAAGACTTTATTTTGTTCTCTTTCTTTAATGACAGTTTGTGTCATTTCTTTTTCATTCTCACGGTAGAATGCTTCTCTTGCGGCATGCCAGTCTTCTTTTGTCAGTCGTTTCAATCCTGCATAATTACCACCGCCGGAAATGACGGCTCCTGGCATGCCCATCCCTACTGCCGCCGGAATGGCTTCCACCATAGCGTCAAAAGCGCTGTTCCACATGTTTTTCCATGTCATGTTCTTATCTCTTCCCATCATTTTTTCATCAGCGTTAGAGATCAGATCCTGCCAGCCTTCTTCTGCAATTTCCGCCGCCGTCCCCTTGGCATATTGTTTTGCGGCCTCTTTTAAAGCGTATTTTCTCATGGCTCCGCGGCTTGCGGACAGAAGTTTATTCCTTGTGCCTGCATTCATAATGGCGGCTTTAGCCGCACTTTTCCCTATAACTTTTCCCAGTGCGCCATAGGCAAGTGACATCAATCCTGTTTCAACGCCTGCCTGCAGTACGGCTTCACGGGTGGCCATCCCTTTTGCTTCGTTTCTTGAGTACATATTTGTACCATCTGCATTTTTCTTGTTCGCAAGCCGGTAGTAGTTCATTCCCATGTTTGATCTAAGGGATGATGCAAAGATGGTGGCGGCCATGATTCCTCCCACGACCGGCGCCCCCAAGACAGAGGTTATGGCTAACCCTGCCGCCGCTCCTTCCGGGAGGCTTCTCAGCATTCCTGCCCCCATCATGGAGAATTGTTTTACGGTTTCGGTTGCAATCAGCCCTATAGTGGAATCGCCGTCATATTCTTTAGTTCTTGCATTAATGGCTTCTATTTTTCTATTCATTTCTTCATCAGTAATATCTCCGTTCCTGGCCGCATAACCGATTTCAGAAATCTTGTCCATGTTTTGTCCAGCTTCCCATGCATCGGTAAAAGCTTTGAATGCTTCGCCTATAGATGATGGTTCTCCACTGATTTTTCCTGCTGTAGCTCCTGTGATGACTCCTCTATCGTGTAAAATCTGATCTGCTTGTTTTAAGGCAAGTGACGCCGACACAGGATCGTTCATGGCGATTTCCGCCAGTTCCGGATAGAGTTCTTTTAAGGCATTGGCAGAGAACGGACGTCCCTGCATGATTTCTTGTGTTTTCATCCATGCGTACTGGTTCTGTGCCATTTCATAGGCTTCTTTACTGTCCACAAGCATTTGCGCTGGAAGTCCCAATGGATCCCCTATTTTATGCGCCTGTTCAAGACGTTTCTCTTTATCCGGATCAGGATCATAGAGATTGCTGTAGATGTCCATGCTCATGTTTTGGAGTCTATTATCCGCCCAGTTTTTGGCGGCGTTTGAAATGCTTTCTGCCGCACCACTGATTCCGTCTCCAATTTTTTCTAAAATCCCTTTCGGTGGAGTATGTGGTTTTGCATCTCCTGTTGGGGCCGTTCGTAAATCTTCATTGACACCAAAAGGCGCAATCCCCGCGAAAGCTTCATTTAATCTTCTTAAAGAATCTTCCTGTTCTTTTGTGTTCTGTATTTCTTCAATAGGATCTTGATTGGGTGCTGCATTATACTCGTCCATGGTTTTCTCCTTAGTAATCTTCTATGTTTACTTCGTTCTTCTTGACTTTATCCCAGTCTTCCGCGGGGATATAATGGTGTCTTCCGTAGTAGTCCACTGCGTCTATTCCTTTATCATCGTAAGTCATGTGGTATTCTTTAATCCCCATCTGCATTAGCTGTGCATCACTGGCTTCCGGCGTACTCATTCCAAAGAATCCATAATCCGGTCCCACTTTTTTCTGTGTGTACGCCTCTATCCACATGTTTTTTCTTTCAAATTGATTGGGTTCTCTTCCGTTTTTGTTTTTAAACTCAAAAGCTTTCTGCATAACGATCTTTTTTGCTTCCGAAAAATATTTTTCGATTTCCGGTTTTGCTAATCCCGTCATGTCCATTACATCATTTTTATCTTCATCAATTTTAATAGCATATTTCCCCTCTCCTGCCTGCGCCCGCGTTAGTTCCTGCTCTAATTCTATAATCTGTTCTGGTCGAAACGCTTTCCCTAATATTTCAGCAGCATTTTTGAGATCTTCATCCAAAGTTTTTTTATCTAATATATCTACACCGATTCTATTCATGTATTTTTCAAAAGCTTTATTTTGATTCTCTTTTGTTCCAAAACCCCCATATGCATCTTCCCCTTTTACGGCTTTTAATGCGCTCAATCTCAAACTGCGATAAGATCCGTTGTTTAAAAGTTCGGGATTTTCTACTCCTTTGGATTTTATGAATTCGTACATATCTTCGTTCGATGTCCCATTTTCCGTCATGTCCATCAATTGGATCTGCAGGTTATTCATCATTTCTGTTTCTTTGGCTTTTTTTGCTTGGAGATGTTCTCCAAATACAGAAAAAAAGGAATTCCTTTCGGTCTCTTCCAGTGCGGCTTTTTCCTCGTCAGACATAACATGATGTCCCAATTCCTCTCCGTATAGTTCTTTATAGCGTTCTGATACATCGTTTAGATAGTTGTTTCTTCTTGCGGCTTCTGTCCCTCCTGCGCCTCCGTTATGGGAAAGGATTGCCAGTTCATCATCGCCGCCATGGTATTCCAAATCTTTTTTGTACAGTTTTGCCGCCGCTATGATGCTTTTTTCCGGATCTTTTCTATCCGCTGGATCCAGTCCTACAGATAGGCCTGTATCTGATTTAAATTGGAATGGTCCTAAGGTAGGATCTCCGTCATTATCATCATGATAGGCTTCTGGATTAAAGGTGGATTCCTGCATGCACATGGCTTTCAGGTTTCTTATCTGTTCATCGGAAAGCCCTGTTTCTTTTTGGGCTTTTCTAAAAAATGAATCCCATTTATCATAGGATTCATTCCCGGTAGCAATGCCCTTTATATCTTTCCCGAAAGACAACGGATTTTCTTTTCTGTAGGCTTCCCATACTTCTTCTTTGGATTTTCCCATCATTTCCGGATGGTTATTCAGCCATGTTTCCGCGCTGTCTTTTGTGGTCTTTGCTACTTTTTTACCGGTAAATAATGTTTCGTATTTCTTTAAAATGACTTCATTCCCACCTCTTGCTCTTAATTGCCCGATGAGTTTATTTCCCCGTTCATAATCGTTGGACGCGGCTAATGTGGAGAGAACGGTTTCCGCTGTATGATCCAGGATGGCTCTTTGTTTAATGTCTATGGATTTTTCGTCCATTCCTGTGCTTGCCATGATTGCCCTTGATGTGGTTTCCATATTTCCATAAACTGATTCAAAACTGTCCGGACTTCTCACAATCGAGTTGATGGCGTTTTCATTCATTTCTGTCATCTGATTGTTTGCATAGGAGAGAAATTCTTTTCTTTGGAATTTATCTATGCTGTCCAAGTTAGAGGTGATTGACGTTTCTACCTGGTTACGAAATGCTCTGTTCGCATACTCTGAACTTATTCCGTATTGTCTCATAATCTGCTGGCGGATCTTCTCTTCATTCTGCTGATAAGCCGCTTGGAGTCCCTCGGCGTTTTTCCCCTGCATGGTGTTTGTTAATCCGTTTTTTTCATCGTACAAAAGGGAATTAATCTGCCGATTGTATTCGTTTGTCGCGTCAACGACTCTATCATTCTGGTCTTTCATCCATGCTTTTGTTCTTGCATCAATTACCTGCCCTAAAGCATTCCCCAATGCTTCTGTTCCTGTTACGTTCGCGCCATAGGCATTGGGGTCGGTGATGGGGTTTATTTTTGCGTTTGAGAGGTTTCTATTTATTGTTGAGTCGTATTGTGTGAGTTTCATTATTTCCTCCAGATTGAACGCCACGGATCATAGTGTTTTCCTATGCCTTGCCCTATGATGTCTTTCGTCTGTGTCAGCCCTAATTTTGGGATAAATCCTGTATTCATGGCATTTCTTGTGTACATTGGAGCAGGAGTGGTATAGGTCAGATTTCCGCCGGAAAGGCTCCCTTCAAATCCGGTTCTCATATTCATTCCTGCAGGTTTCGGCAGGCTTGCTCCTGCGAATTGTTTATACGTCCCAAACATCCCCGCGGCAGTTGAAATGAAGTTTGCCAATCTTTGGGATTTCCCCTGTGCTTTTGCGTTCGCCGCGGAGGCTCTTGCGGCGTTTGCCTGGTTCTCATAATTGACTTGGTTCGTGTAGGCGTTCAAAGTGTCATTTCTCTGGTTCCCTAAAAGATTCATACTGTCTTGTCTGTATTCGCTTATGGCTGCGCTGTTTGCGTCAAGAACGCTTCCTATATTATCCAGTCCTGATGCTCCTGCAGATGCCGCTTGTTGCCCCAAAATGAGTCTTCTTTTACTGTTCAGCTTTTCCTGCTGCTGTGCGTAGTTTTCCGCAATCTGTTCTCTTTGCCGGTCCATTATTCTTGCATTCTGATCTGCCGCCTGTGCCTGCGCGTTATATGCAGACACCTGCGCTGCGGTCTGCTGTTTTATCTGCCTGTTCTGATTAATCCCCGATATAAGCTGCAGCCCCATCATAGCGCCCATTACACTGCACATTATTTCCCTCCTATTTCAAATCTCACAAAAATATCTCCTTTTTCTGTTTTGCATGTATCTGTAAAAAGCGCCCCGGCACGTTTGATGTATCGGAGCGCTCTTGTATTGTCTTCATGGATCCAGTTTGTCATGTAGCCGTATTTCTTTTTGCAGTCGTTGATGTACTGCATTCCTATTTTTACAAGTTCTTTTTGGTACAGGTCTACAGAGACTGTTCCTAAGGCCCATATGCAATTGGACTTTTTTACAAAACCAAATATCATGACTGGTTCTCCGTTCTTGGCCACATAGGCTTCATCGGATAAAATAATGGATTGTCTCACAGCTTCTTCGCCATTATCACAAAGGGCGGTGATTTCTTTTCTGTCTATTTGTCTTAAATTTTCAAAAATGTATTTTGTCAGCCAGAGAACATCTTTTTCTTCGATCTTTTCTATGGTGACTCTTCCGTAGTTATCCATCGAGCTCTACCTCTCTTACAACGGCCGACAGGTTAAACGGGTATGGTTCATCTGATGTGATGACTGTTCTCCCTGTGAGTTCAAATCCTCTGTTCGGCATGGTGATGTGTTTATCTCCGCTGTACAGAACAACATCTTGTTCCGAAAATTCATCGTATTTGATAGGTAATGTATTCGTTTTTTCTATTCCTATCCGTCCGCCAAGGGAGTTGTTCAGTCTCAGCGTTACGGCGGAGACTTTCTTTTTCCGTCCCTGGATGGTTCCTGTTTTGGTGTTTATTTCCAAGTTAGGAAGTTCTACCGTCATTGTATAGGGCAGTCCTGCGATGATATAGGATGCCTCCTGCGGAAGTGTGAAATTGCCGCCTTCGTCCGTTTGGATTTTTTCATAGTACCTTCCATCCGCCAAGACCCCTATTTTTGTATTGGGCAAATGAGGGACAGATCCTTTTGCCGTGGTTTCTGTTATCTTCACCGAAGCGTCCAGCATGATATAGTCTTTGGGATTTTCTGTTTCCTTGTTGTTACATAGTTCTTCTATGTATGTTTGATTTCCCCTTTTTACCGCGATGTACACGTTATCTTCGTTTTGATTTTCCACATTGCAGACTGCCATGACTTTTCCTTCTGTTTTTATTCTTGACCAGGCATATACTTTTTGGTCTTGTACGTAGGAAAGGCAAGCCATTGTTCCGTCTGAAAGGACAAAGTACAGTTTTGAGTCCGGCTCCTGCATGTAGGCCATATCTTCTATGGTTGTGTTTTTTGTAATGTGTTTTGCCAAGAGTGTTAGATCTGCCCCATCGTAGGAGTCTGATTCAAAACGATACTGCATATCTCTCACGGTTTTTCCTCTGTGCTGCACGAAGATGACCCGCCCACCTATTGATAAGGGAATGACATTCGTTGTGCCCCTGGATGTCTGCATTTTGGGGTTTGCTTTTGTTGGCGTGACCGCTGTTCCGCCGGAAAGGATCCATTCGTTTCCGCCTGTCATTATGACTAAATCTGATTCCGGCACAAGGTGCTCTATGGTCTGTTGTTTTCTATTAATAAACGCCAAGGCTACCGCCGAATCATCCGTGACGGTTCCGGATGCTTTTTCTACAGAGAAGTTATTATAGTCCCCGCTTCTTGAGAGCCACAGCATATACGGCTGTTTTTTTGTGGCGGCTACACATAGTCTGTCTTGAAAGAAACCTATAGCCGATGGATATCCGAATTGGTCATTCCATGCGTTTAAACAAACGTAATCCGCCGGGTTTGTATTTGCAAGGGGATCTATGACTTCCGCATTGACTTCCAACGGAGAGATGTAACCGGTGATTCTTACCATGCCCACGTGTGTATACGGTAGTGCGGTGAGGTCTGTATTTCCCGCTGTAGATACCACTCTTAGTCTTGTGTATTCTTCTACCGTTCCGGATTCCGATGCATTGAAGTCATCGTTCGATTTATAGGTCCTGTAATCTTTCCACGGACCATTATTTGTGCTTTTCTGTACTGTCACGGTTCCTGTCCATGTACCATGGGTAATGATCTTCCATGATTTTCCACAGAGTACTTCTCCCGATGTTCCGCCGCCGTTTTGTGTCACGGTCTGCGAGTCTACTTCCTGGTTGATCTGTACATAGGCGCCGATCATGTTTTCTGAAAAGTAGTTTTTGCTTGCATATAGTTTAACGGACCCTGTTTTCCCCGATGGCACTATTGACAGATCGGCTTCCAGTTTTATGTTTACCCATCCAGGACTTCCGGGAGATCCGTTTTCTTTCCCTGTTCCACCTATGCCACCGGCACCTCCATTACCCATGTTTGCGCCGTTTATTTCTTCGTGACCATGCTTTCCGCCTTCTGCGGTAATTCCGTTAAAAGAGGACGGGGTTCCATCTGTTCCGGGTTCTCCATCGGTTCCTTTACCGCCGTTTCCGCCGGCTCCCACGACTATTGTATAAGAGTTATCTTTTTTCAGATCTATTCTTTGCGTTATAAGGGCACCTCTGCCGCCGTCACCGCCTTTTATGTAATGATCATCCAAAAATTTTATGTATTTGCCTCCTGCTCCGCCACCGCCGCCGCCCGCTATTGTTACTGTATATGTGCCGTCTTTTTTACAATTGAAGGTGTATGTTCCTGCAGAATTGTACGATGTATCTACTTTCCCTTCCATTTCTGTTGAAAGGGAAATATCGAAGTATGGCTTTTTTATTTCATAGTCTCCGATTGTCCAGTTGGTGTCGCTGTATCTTGACAGTTTCTGGATAGGATGTTTTCCTGATGCAATAAACATCACATCGGCAGACTGGCATGTCCTTAGTTCTTTCAGTTCATCTTCTGCGAATGGTGTGACAAGTTCTACTCCTGTATATCTGTTTCCTTTCCAAATTCGTATATATCTGTCTCCCATTTCAAGCATGAATGAACTGTCTATTGTTGTAAATTCTTTTAGAATTACTTTTTCATTTTTTGTCTTTCCACAGTACAAGGTTCCGCCACGTTTATACACCGCGCCATAAGGACGTATATAGGCATTTTCCGCCGTAAGCAATGCGGCTGCGTATTTATCCAGGTCTATTCTGTTTGCGACTTCCGGGGATATTTCTCCGGTGGCAAAGGATGATTGAATGTGGTAGATAGTTTCTCTTTGCATATTAGCCTCTCATATTGAAATATTTGTGAGGATATGTCGTTTCGTGATGATTCTGTACGGCGCTTTCCTGTTTCGCATTAATCAGCGCCTGATGCATAAGTTGATACTGCAAATTTGCAGCACTGGGACTTCCCGACAAAGGTACTGCTATATTTGCCGCTAAAGAATGAGACAGTGCCTCAATGAAGTAATCGGTGAACAGTTCCCCGTTCTCCACGTCTGCGGTATAGCTTGCATAGGCGTTTTGTATATCTGTGCAGATTACTTTTGTTGAGTCGTTTACCGTTGAAATGAAGTAGTCTTCTTTTCCTATTTCTCTTGCGCTTTCTTTTTCGTAGATTTTTCGGATGACAAGGCATTTTGCCGGGTAGGCATAGATGTACTTCCATCCGGGGATTTCTTCATTCAGGAGTGCAAGTTTTACATATCTTTCCGCAAATCCCCATCTGTGTTCGCTTAGAATCTTCCTTCTTAAATGGTCATAGAATATGCCGCACTGGATTGCTTCTTCCGACTCTTCTTCAATTGACGCTATTCTGCCTTGCCCGATATAAGCAAGGGCCATATTGCAAATATCTGTACTGTTCATAGATCCTCCTTTTCTCTATCTACTACTTTTCAAGTAGTTTTAAGAGTAGTAAACATAGAAAAAGAGGAGACGCTCCTGCGCCGTCCTCTTTGTCTTTAACAGTATTTCTTTACCAATTCCACCAGTTCTTCTTTGGTTTTAATGTCCTTAGGGACATTTACTCCCGCAAGAATTAATTTTGCACGAAGTTCGTTTGCGGAAAGGTCTTCCAGTTTCCGCCCACTTACCGCTTTCCCAAAGTGGATTCCATTCATACCATGTCCACATCCATTGTAAGGAATGCCCGAACGGTTCCCGTGGTGGCTCCTGCTACTTCAATCTGCAGGAATTTCTTGCATCCCGCCGGTACTTTCATTGCCGCACCTGCCCCTTCGTCTTTTGCAAGAGAAAGAGTTGTCAGCGTGACGGCCCCTGTCATATCTTCTTTGTCCGCGGTTTTAAGCGTGATTGTTGCCGCGGCAGAAAGCGGTTTCAACGCAATGACTTTCAGCCACAACGGATTATATGCGTCTCCGCCTTCGCCGTTATTTACTACTGTAGATTTAGTCCCTTTAGACAGGTCCTGTTCATAGAAAAAGGTGTTTTCTGCATCAATAATCATTTTTAGTCCTCCTTATTTATTTTCTGTAATAGCGTCTTCGGTGTCCACGAGGGCGTCTTCTTTGCGTACAAGAATACCGTTTACGGAGATTGTTACCGGACCTTCCATCAGTTCACGGCGGGTAATGTAGGAATTAGCTTTGTCGCTATAGAAAATTGTTAGGAATGTATACATTTCCGGGGATACGTACCATACGGGATGTACAGTGTTGAGGTTCCTCATGCGTCCTTGTGCACGGATCATAGCGTCTACTACCGCTTTTTTCTGTTCTACCGTGGCAGAAGCGGCGTTCAATGCTCCTAAATCAATGTTCCTTACTGCCGCGACCATTTCAGGATCTTTGACGGCAAGTCCGGGTTTCCACTTGAAGAGTGTGGAGAGAGCGCGGAATTTATATCCATCTGCATCTATGGCGTCTACCTCTCCCAAGTCTTGGCGTTTCAATCCTGCATAGCCGTATTTTGGGTAAATGCCTGTAACGGCACGGTCTCCCCAGCCCACAAGGTAAGCGGAAGAAAGTTTGCCTTTCCCTGTTCCGCCGGCATTGATGACCTGGTAAGAGGCGTCGTGTTTCTTCCCGCCGTACTTATTGTAGCGGATTCCCAGTCCGTTGAATTCATCCAAGTTCTTTGCAGAGTTTCCGTAGAACATGTGGTGAGCCACGGCCTCCCCCATGGCTTCGACAAACGCCATGTCTTCGGATGTTCTGAACGCTTCTTTATCAGGAGCAAGAGACACGAGTTCTACGTCCACTTCCGAGCGGGACTCCATCAGGCAGCAGGTGTCCGTTACCTGTTTGGTGCTGGATTTTCCTACCGGCACGCCGCGGTTAATCTGTCTAAGATGTACTTCGGGCAAGCCGTTCCGCTGCGTAGTCTGGTTGCCTGTGGGCAGGTTTCCTTCTGCCCATCTTACGTCTTCTAAAATTGGATTGGACTGGACGAGTGTTTCAATGACTACATCAATGGATCCATCCGGTGCCTGTCTTTTTCTTAAATCATTCAGTGTTAATGCTACTGCCATTTGTTATTCCTCCTTAATAATTCTCAAAATTGGTATTGGGGTACATGGGTGTTTTTCCGCCTTTTGCATTTCCGCCGCCTACGCCGCCGTCTTCGGAAACAAGTCTTCCCAGTTCGGAAATGGCACGTACGATTTCTATACGGTCTCCTACGCCTGTTTCGCTTAGGAGTTTCCTGATTCCTGGTGATGTTTTCTCCAGATGCTGGAGTCCTGCGCCGTATTCGTTCATGGTTTTCTCGAAGTCAGCCCCAAGTTCTTTTCGGGTTTCTTCCTGCCACTTGTCGTACTGTGCTTCCCGCATGTCGTTCATCTGCTGGATAAGCCCTTTCCCGTACTCAAAACCGTATGCGGCCATCTGGTTTGCCTGTTCGTTGGTAAGGTTCATTCCCTTACAGATTTCACCGAATTTCTGTGAAATGGCTTCATCTAAGGTTTCGCCTTCGGGCAATGCCGATGTGAAATCGTATGCTTCCGGGGCGCCTTGCGGGTTCTGCGGATCCGGTTCCTGGTTCTGTGCCTGCGGTTCTGTGCCTGCCTGTTGTGCCAGTCTTCCCGGCTCTTGATTCTGTACCTGCTGATTCTGTGCCTGCGGGCTTTGCGGATCCGTGTTATTGTTCGCCTGTGCCTGCTGGTTCTGTACGCCTTCCATTTGTTATTCCTCCTTGTTTTCCAATAATGCTTTTGCTTTGAATTGAAATTCGATGTATTCTTTTTCGGCTTTTTGTCTTAGTTCGAATCCTTCTTTTCCTAAGAGTTCGACCATCTCTTTTTCTATCTGGATCCCGATTGACCTTCTGCCCTCGTTGTAGAATGTCTGCGAATTTCCCGTGAATGTTTCGGCTTTGTAGCCTGTCATTTCAAGAATGTGAATAAAAAACCATCTCCCCGCTTTGCTTTTCAAAACGGTTCTGATGGCTTTTACGTCTTCTTCTCTTTTCTGTTTTTCTATGTATTTTCTGATGAGCACATCGTGCTCTGTTACATTTATTTTCATTTATCCACCACCTATCCCCAAGAGGTTCTGCAATGCAGGGTTTCCATCGTTGGCAGCATCTGTCAGGTTCTTTGCCGCCTGTGCCGCCGGTGCCATAGCCTGTGCCTGCTGCATCATGTACTGCTGCTCTTGCTGCTGTTCCATGGCTTCTTGTTCGGCTGCTATCATCTGCATGATTTCTTCCGTGCTTCTCTGCATGACCGCCGGTGCGCCAAGGAGTTCGAAATATCTCTTGACGGTACCGATCGGATCGATGGCTTTCAGGGCTTCCGGATAGATCTGCGCCATTTGTCCGGCAAAGGATACGGCTTGTTCGATATTGACAAGGCCGCTCATTTTCTGCGCCTGGGCAAGTGGCGAGATATACTCTATCTTTATTTCCTGGTCTGCCATTCTTTCAGCAAGTTCTTCCGGGAGCGGCGGGAATAGTCCCATTCTTTCTGCGATGTTATAGACTCTTTCGATAATTGGAGAAAGGAATTCATCCTGCAGGCGTTCTACCACGGGTCCCAGCTGCTGGAGTTTTTCCTGCTGGCGTTCCATGACTTCCCGCGCTGTCATCTGCGGGGTGTCGATGGAATCGAGCATAAGGAAGAGGTCTGCGCTGTAGGTTCTTCTTATGCTTTCTTCTGTCCGTTGGATTTCTGTGGCAAGCCATTCCGGATTTCCCGGTACTTGGAAGAGAGGTTCTACTGTCGGATTGGTTCCCGTATTGTTTAGGTTTGTATACCCGCCCGGTATCAGATCAACGCCTCCTATATCTCCTACACTGGCAGGTCCTTTCATTGGTGGTTTTACCATGAGTTCTACCGCCGTCAGGAAGTCTTTTTTCATGATCTGCAGCATTCTTGCATCGCCTTCGGCGTACCATCCTGGTCCTTTTCCATAGGGGCTTCCCTCAATTGTCTGGTATCTTGCCGTTGGTACAGGAAATTCTTCAAATCCGCCGGTAAATAAAAAGCCTTTCCCTTCGTCTACTGATTGTTTATCTATCCAGTAAAGCGAGGTATAAGGCATATTTTTACTTCCCGTTTGTCCGACTGTTCTGTATCTGTTCGGCATGACAAGCCAATAGGTGGTAAATGATTTGTTGTATCTTCCGCCTTCGTTCTGCAGGGCGTCTTTGACGGCACGCGGCAGGTTTTCTTCTCCAAATTGTTCCAGGAGCTGGTCTGCTGTCATCTGGAATTCTCTGCAGAATGTATCTACTCTCCCGCTTGCTCCGCTTGCCAAGTAGTAGGTGCCGATGGTGTACTGCTGAAATCTCACGCCTGTTTCCGGTGATGCGAATACTCCCAATGGTGCCTGCCCGTGGGCAATTTCCATGTAGCATGAATGAATGGAGTTATAGAAGTTGGAGCGATGGAGCATGTACTCCACGATTTCCTGTCTTATATCCAGGACACTTGCGGCTTCCATATCTTCGTTTGCGCTGCTGTTTGAAAAGCCGAATTTAAACCATTGCCTTGATGGCGGTGTGAGTCCGGATTCCATCCCTGCGGCGAATGCGATATTAGCAAGCCACGCTACACCGTTTGAAATCATAAGGTCTTTTCTTCTTGCTTTGTTTGTCGCGTCGGCGGTGTCTCCAAATTCCCCTATAAAAGGGAGCTGGTGATCTCTTATATCTTTCCATCGTTCTTCATAGTCCCGCCGGTACTCCCGCATGGCTTTTACACGATGCAGTACGCTCTGTTTATCCGGTGCTCTGATTGTCGGCTGATCCGCCGGCAGGGCAGCGGCTGTTATTGATAGTCTCTCCATTTTTTACCCCAATGTTGATTTTGTATTGGTCGGTGCAACGTCCGCCAGTCTTGTTGCCGCATATCCTTGCTTCTGTTTTCTTTTTTTAGCGGCTTCGGTATCGGCGGTTCCGCCGGCGTCAATATCTGCATTGGTGATTGTGGTTGCAGACGGCGCTACTTGTTTAATTTCCGGAGTGCTTACGCTTTGTTTTCCTCCGAATAATGCTGAACACATTTAAGTACCTCCTTTAAGTAAATAATTGATATTTTGTATTGACTCTTTTTTTGTTCGGTGCCCTGATCACCGGGACGGCGAATGTCAAAGCTAAGGCATCCGCATCATTAGGAGATGGAATGCCTTTCTGTTTCATGTATTCTTTTGACTGCAGCTGGAGTTTCCCGTCTTCTGTCGGTTTGATTTCTACTCCTGTCAAATCGTCCTGCATCTGCTGATCATCGGGATATGCCCCGCCGTTCGCAAGCCATTTCCTCATCTGGTCCCACATGTACGCCCGCATGTTTTTACATGCCATATCGGGAGATTCTCCGCTGAATGGGATTAGGTTCCAGTGCCGTCCCATGGTTTCCCCTGCAGAATAGATTCCTGTGCCATAGCCCATGTCTATATTGACGGCATCGGCTTTATATTCGTCTTGGTATCGTGCTACAAGGTTTGCAATTGTAATATCGTTATCATTTTTTTGTATTTTCTTAAGACGTTTTGCCATTAAGCCTTGTCTTAGCCATATGGCGGTGGCGTCATCTCCCATCCATGCGGGGTCTACCCCGATAATAACGGGGGCAAAGTTAAATTGTTCCGGTTTCAGGTTCCGTCCTCGCGCTTTTTCCGCCAGTTCTGTTGAAATAAGCTGTAGTGAGCTTGCGTTCGGGAATTGTCCTTTGACTCTGACTCTTACGTAGTCGCTGTCTTCTCCAAAAGTGTTTATCCACTGCTGTATGAGACTTTTGTTTGAAAAGGAAACGCTTCTTGAGTCTACTTGTTTTTTATTCCAAAGACTTCTGAATTTATGGAAGCAGTCGTAAAATCTTCCCGTGTTTCTTGTGGGGTTTCCGAATGCACACCATATGATTTCTGTGTCTTTATCCGTCATAGCGCCTTCGGCTACTTCCCATATCTGATTGGATATAGCCGATGCTTCATCAAAAAGCATCAGTATCCTGTTCCCTTGGTTATGTAGTCCAGCAAATGCTTCGGTGTTATTATCACTCCACGGGATGGCGTCTATGCGCCAGTTCTTTTCTTTTCCCGGTTCGTTTGCAAATATAGCGGTGGCGGTGGCTGTGAACAAAGGCCGCCCGATAAATAGGTTGTACCATTTTATGAGTTCCGGCCACGTTTTGGTTCGGAGCTGTGTTTCTGTATTAGCGGTGACAACTCCCCTGGTATTTTCGTGTGTTGAGATTGCCCAAAGGATAAGCCATGCGACTAACGTACTTTTTCCTATCCCGTGTCCTGACGCCACGGCTTCTCTGACAACGTTGTCTTTGATTTTCACGCCGTCTCTTATGTCTTTCAGTATGTCTTTCTGCCATTCTTCGGGACCGTTCATTTTTTCCAGCGGTCCCGGTTCTCCCCAGGGAAAAGCAAAGTAGACAAATTTTAAGGGGTCGTGCGTGTATTCGCCTAATGCTTCGACAAGTTCAATGATTTCATTCATTTTTTATCACGCGCTCCCGCGCTGCTTTTAAAGCGTTTGTCATGCTGATTTCTCCTTTGACTTCGACTTCTCTTTTATCCCGCCAGTCTTCGGGTTTTCTATTTTTCAGAAAGAAGATGATTGCCAGTGTTTCCGGCGCCATCTGTTTTGTTGTTTTTTTTACTTTTTTCTTGCCTTCGTCGTCTATTTCTATGGTTGTTTCTTCGAATTCATAGCCTACGGCTCTTTTATAGAGTGCGTTTTCTACTTCTATGTCTACTATGTTTTTATTTTTTTTTAGGGCGTCTGCTATGTCCGAGAATCTCTTTTTCCACTCTGAAAGGGTGCTTCTGCGAATGCCCATGTTGTGAGCAATCTGCTCATCTATGAGTCCGTTTCTTGCCCAGGCTGCTATCTGCAAAAGTCCATCTTTTGTGCGCCAATATTCAAATTTTCCTTTTGCCACAGCAGCCTCCTTTCATTAAAAAAGGCACTCACAATGAGTGCCGCCGGAAACACAAAACCGCCCTTTCGGACGGTATCATGATGTTTTTTCATACTTATTCAACTTTAATTTATCACTTTGTCACGCATGACCGCAAGTGACCTGCAGTGACCTCAGGTGACATCTAATACAGCGACTATCATTTATTGCTCATACTCCTTAATTTCTTCAAAAACTCTCTCACTTTTTCGCGTTCTTCATCTGTCATTGCCAACGCTCTTTTTTTAGCACCTACCGGCAATGTTTTTTTTGCTCCGGATCCTTTTCGATGCCCGCCCCAGCCGATATTTTCTTTTTCTGTAGTCATTAGAGTTTTTCCTCCCACGATTCCACCGGAGTTAACGTTTTGGTCTGCCGATTTATTATCCCCAGTATGTCTATCTTCCCATTCGCATTAATTCCGCAGGATTCCATTGTTGCAGCATTCATCTGTGTTGTATACTGTAAAATTCTGTAGACTTTGTTTTTATTGTCTTTCATTCGTATTAGGTATGCAACTGTTATACCTCCCGCAAAGATAGCATCCCACTCATCTTTTGTGTAATTTTTTCTTAATTCCTCATAAGCAGTAGCCCGCAACCTGTTTATCATTTTCTTAGTAACTTCCATTTTTCATTCTCCTTTTTTGTTTTCAATATATTCTTCAAGCAGATATTTATATTGTCTTATGCTGTCTTCAAGATCGGTATTTCCACACTGTTCTTTCATTTCTTCAATAGCGTCCTGGTCATCAATTTCTTCTTCCATTTCATCGCAGCGTTCTTGCATCGCAATGAGGTTTTCCCACCAGATATACTCCTCTTCCCTCATTTCATAGGCGTCAACATCATCGTTGTACGCTGGCATCAGGCCGAATCCTACCAAGTCTTCTGTGATGTCAAGTCCGTTTTTTCGGTAATTGAGATCCTTAATTTCGTTATTTCTGTCCGTAATTGCAATTTTCATTTTTTATGCCTCCTTTTTCGTATAGGTGGTTTCGTACCAGTTCTTTACAATTTCGCGGATAGTATCATCTCTGATATCAATCCAATATGAAGCATTTGTCTGGCTAACAAACCAATCGTACCATTCTTTGGCGAAAGGTGCTTTGCTGTTTCTTTCTAAGGCCTCTTTTGCTTTCGGCATGAATCCGTTTCTGATTTTTGCTGCCCAGGCGATCTGCTTTTCGGATCCTTCCAATTCCGGAAGTCCTGCTTCTTCTGCTTTTTTTATTTCTTTTGCAGCTTGTTCTTTCTTGCATTCTTCGCAGAGCCCGTATCTTTCAAGCCATTCAATTTTTCTTTCCCGGTCTGCGCATTTCCCGAATAACTGGATTGTTTCTGTGTGTCCACAACTCATTTTTACTTCGTACTTCATTTTGTTTTCCTCCTGTGGGTTTAAATAATCTGTGTGGGGTTCTTCCTCTTTCTTGATTATAGTATATCTTATTCAACTTGATTTGTCAATACTTTTTTCAAGTTATTTTGTTATAATTATTTTTTATATCATGCAACAGAAAAAGAGCAAGGATTTCTCCCTGCTCCTTTTCCTTTTTCAGATTATTTAAATCCACAGAGGTTTCCCTCTGACGATTAAATCATAGCATAATAAAGTAATTTATGCAATAAAAAAGAGGGCGGTTAATTGCCGCCTCAATTCTCAATATATGAAATATTTTACCTTTTACTGTTCCAGTACATTTTTAACATTTCATCGTATGCATATGATATTTTTGAAAACCTGCATTCTTTTTCCGTTCCGCATTGATTACATTTATACTTTACAGCGTAAACTCCGCCCTTTTCCTTTATTATATTTATCGTTATAGGATTTTTACAATATTCGCATTTTACATCTCTTTCTGTTACTTTCCCATCTTTTATCTCTGTTTCCTCTTCCACGTATGGATATTGCCTTCCTATACACATCAGAAACTCACCTCTTTGTGCCTTTTTGAAAGTTCGTCCAATGCTGATTTGTGTATTCTCATCATTGTCCGGTAGTATTTGAAGTTATTCGTGACTTCAATTGTGTGCCACGCCCAATTGAGCAGGTACCGCTGCCGCATGATTGTGTGTCGTATCGGATTTTTCAATTCTTCTATGTATGTTTCTGCCTTTTTCAGCATTTTTTCATATTTCTTTTTTTCCCGTTCATAGTTCTCTTTTGCCGTTTCGTATTGGATAAGCACTGGCGGAACGGTTTGTATTGAATTTGAACCGCCGGAAATGTGCTCCGCCGGTAAGGCTCCGTTTACCTGTTCTTCGAGTTTTCTATATTCATTTTCCGCAAGTTCTACTTTAACTGGCTGCACTTCCCGCAAATTATAAAAGAATTGTCTTATTGTCATGATTTTACCCTTTCACCACAAATAATTTTCCGCCTTTTTCCGCTAAATAGACATTATCCAAATCTTTTAATTCTTCTATTTCCACAAAGGGTTGTTTTGGTGGTGGAAAACCTATACATAAATAGACCTCTCCCAACAGTTCGTACTTTACTATGAATCTATATCCTTCTTCGTATAAAAGCTTTTTTAACAGTAGATTTCTTCCTTGTGGTGATGTAATGCTGTGTTTTTCGCAAATACTGTCCATCTTGTTTGTCCTCTCTGATCTCCCACCAACGGCTTATACTGTGAATACTTTATCACTTCGTTAAACTTGAGTTGTGTTTCATTCCACTTAAAGATTAATATGCCGTTTTCTTTTAATACTCTGAAAATTTCCGAAAAAGCGTTTTTGAAGAATGTTTCCCAGTCTTTCGGCAGTTTCCCATACTTGATGTTCAGCCAGGATGTTTTCCCCGCGCGGATCATATGCGGCGGATCGAATATGACAAGGTCGAATGTTTTATCTTCAAAGTCCATATCCGTGACGTTTCCAATATGGTTTGGTTCTATTCTTATTTTTCTTCCGCCGGAATATTCTTTTACTCCCGCGCGGACGTCCTGGAATGTAACAAAATCCAGATCTTTTTCGTACCAGAACATTTTCCCACCGCAGCATGCATCAAGTATTTTCATTTCTTCCTTGTCCTTTTGATTTCCAGTGCTCCAGTGAGAATGCCTTCAATGAAGCTGCTGTTTGCCTTTACATCACTTCCGCCTGTTTTTATCATCAGTCCTTTTTCTTCGTTGAGATAGAAGTTTTTTATCTGTCTTTTTTCTTTCTTGAAATGAATCGTGAAGTGTTCTCCTATTTCTACATTCAAGAGTTCCGCCACTTTTTTTATGTAATTCATGTCTCCTCCTTGATGTTTTTGATCACCTGTGACATCACATAATCAGCGCACGGCTGTGCCATTCCGTTTCCGATTGCTCTGTATCTTGCTGTATCGCTCCCGCCTTCTGTCCAGTTGTCCGGAAGTCCCTGCAGTCTTTCACACTCAAGCGGCGTAAGGCGGCGGACGTAATCTTTAACTATGATCGGATTTTGATAATTGAGACTATATCCTCCTTGGTTTTTTGCCTGTAATGTCATTGATATCTGCAAAAGTCGACTGTTTCTACAGTCAATCGCATAGGCAACCGCTAATCTTGTTGATGGTTTTAATGTAGATGTTTTATCCTCATAGACCGGCATGTTGTTTTTTATACTTGCGTCTCTGTCAAATGTGTATATGAGCGGTACTTGATTCCCGCCGGTCCCCATTCTGTTATTGAGTGTCTGTACTGTTCCGTCATTTCTTTCTCTTATGACGTCCTGCGCATGTGTCATATCGAGAACGCTTATACAGATGCCGCCCTGGTTTCTTGCAGGATTACTTCCGCTTAGATCTAATGTGTTGCTTTTATCTACTTCTTTTATTCCAGCTTTCGGATTGTTGCTTTTCATTCCCTCGCTTTCATACGACCCGATTTTGTATGTTTTGACAAGCACACATCGCTGGTCATGCATGCAGTTCAGCGCTCCCGCTTTTTCACTCATTCTTATTGAGTTCATTTGTCCGTTTCCAATGTCATAGACTGATGTTTCAGTACTCGATACAGCAGTTCGGGTAAGCGTTTCTTTCTTGCTTTCGCTCTCCGCAGGATTCCTTGACATGCTTTCGGGCTCAAATAGTACTTCCGGTCTACCCCCCCCTATTTCCAAAACACGCAATAAGGAAGATTCTCTCACGATGCTGGGGGACGCCCCAATATTGAGCGTCAAGGACGCGCCATGTGATATTACATCTCTTACTTCGTACCATTCCGCTTCTTGACCATCGTCCAGATTGAGGCATTGGAATATCGGCTTGTGTGATTTCGCTGAGCACTGCTTGAAAGTCACGCCCTTTGTTGCTTGAAAATGCTCCAAGAACGTTTTCCCATATGAAATATTTGGGGTACTCTCCTCTTGTGGCATTGAGCATATCGGAAACAATGTCATTTGCCGTTTTAAATAATCCGCTTCGTTCACCTTTTAATCCCTCTCTTTTCCCTGCCACTGACAGATCTTGGCATGGACTACCCGCACAGATAATGTCCACGGGTGGTATTTTGTCACCTTTTATTTTTTTGATATCGCCTAATTGTATGACGTTTGGAAAATGTTTTTTTGTGACTTCTATACAAAAAGGTTCTATTTCCGATGACCACACGGGAACAGCCCCATTCCGTTCTGCTGCTATACACCATCCGCCAATCCCGTCAAATAGGCTTCCTACCGTTACTTTCATTCTCTTCTTATGTAATCGCTTACAGCGTCATTAAATATCCCTGCAACCTCACCATAAGACGCCCCAAAATCCTTAAGTAACCCTTTTATCAACGCATACACCACGCTTTTAATTTCATTCTTTCCTACTTCCATGGCGTCAATGTGTAAATCTTTATTATCAAAACTTATCTCCATTTTCTTCATTTCAGTTTCCTTTCTTCGTAAATCCGCTCTTCTTCATCACGTAGTTTTCTTGCCGCTTCGTCGAGTTTAATTGCGGCATACATGATCATGCTGATAAATATCACTACACTCGCTACGTCAATTAATCTATCCATTTCGTCCTCCTTTAAAATGGGATTTCTCCCTGCTCGTATTCAGGCGGGGCATATTCTTTGCTTACTGTCCCCATGTCTTCAAATTTCACTGGTGCGGAAAATTGCGTTACAGATGTTCCGCCGGAAAAGCCTGCATTCATTGATTGTTGATTACTTCCAATCGGTTTTGCAATTACATTCGCTACTACTTCGGTAATATATCTTCTCTGTCCGTCTGGAGTGTCATATGATCTTGTCGCGTACCGCCCGTCAATAAAGACATAGCTTCCTTTTGTGAGTTCGTTTCCCACAGCCTCCGCCAGTTTCCCCCATGCGGTTACATTGACCCAATCTGTTAAATCTAACGTTTCCCCGTTCGCTTTTGTTATTTTCTTACTTACGCCTACGGAAAATGACGCCACGGCTTTCCCCGTTTTTGTTGCCCTGATCACAGGATCTTTCGCAAGATTCCCCGTGATTTGTACTGTGTTCATCCTCTTACCTCATTCATCCATTCTTCCAGCCAACTTTCAGCCTCTTTTCTGTCTATACACTCCATAACTTGCGGATTTCCATCACGGTTATTTATCACAATATATGTAGGTTTACTCCAAAATTGAGAATAACCCCAATAGTAAAACAGCCCCATCGGTCGATATTTACCGTCTTCGTCCGGTTTTATAAAATGCTCGTTAAAAAACTCCTGATTAACTTTTGTGATCCCCTTCATTTCTTTCTATCCTCCACCAGATCATAAGCCTTTCTATCGCCTGTTCTTTATCCACACATTCATACACAAGTAGATTTCCCTTGCGACTGTCTATAGCAAGATGTACCAGCCTATTTTCGTAATCATCTTCATATGCGCAGTAGAACAGTCCTTCAGGTTTATATTTCCCGTCTTTTCCTGGAACGGAAAAATGTAAATTGAAGAATTTAGTATTTATTTCTTTATAACTTTTCATTTTCCCCCCTTGTTCGCCGCCTCTATAATCAGCACGGCAGCTTCCATGAGGTTTTCTTTTCTGTCTTTTTTTGAAAGAAGACACTGATTCACTTTGTTCAAAAGTTGAATCTCTGACAGTTCGTTTTCGTTTTCATGTACTCGATCTATGATTTCCAGTTCTTCTTCTGTCATCGCACTAAATACCGCGGTACATTTATCCATGGTCCATTTCATTTTTTCACCTGATTTATTTTCTCTACCAATTTATCCGCTATTTTATCTATACTTTCCCCCACACTTTCTATGTTTTCCTGCGTCATATAACTTGCGGCAAGCATTTTATACATTGTTCCTTTACTCGGTATAAATATGTATGCGATCACTGATATTATTCCAGCGATTATTATTCCTTTTGTAATTTTTTTATATCTTTCTTTACTTAATACTCCTGTTTTTATTATTTGTGTTCCAAACATCACCAAAGGTATACTCACAGGGATTGTAACGGTTATAACTATTCCTGCAAAATCTTTTATCTGGCTCATTGTTTCTATCCAATAAAACACCCATGGGCTTATTATCGGTTCATTCATTTTCTGCCTCCTTAAATAAATCTCCCTGCGCACGATCGCCGGATATGTATTTTTTCGCTTCTTCTATAAGTATTTCCAGGCATTCGTCCAATTTATCAAACATTCCGCATGGTATACCGCCGGTAACAAATTTAACATTCAGCGGATAGTCTTCTACTTTTACAAATCCGTATGCCGTGCAAGACTTTTTCTCTCCGTCTTTGTAGCCAATTACAATCTTGTTTACCACAAAACCTACATGCTTTTTCAAAAGATTCGCGTCTCCCAATTCCGATAATGATTCGGAGAATTTAATAAACGCTTCATAAAATTCCTTTCTTGCCGGCTCCAGACTTCTTATCTGATTTTCTTCCGCTCCGCTGATGTACCCTATTCCTACTTCCGTGGTTATTTTTTTGATTTTCATGTTTTCCCCTTTCCGGTTTACCCTTGCACCACTTAGAGCACCACTTAGAAACTGTTTTCTTTTTCTGCTGCACCTCCTTCAGCATCCGGTAATATTGGTATGGGTATCCTTCCTGCGTATACCCATTTTCCACTTTTTCCATCCGGTATCCTTTCAGCGGATTCGGATTCTCTTTCCAATGCCTGGAGTAGATTTTATGTTTTGTAACCTTGGGACGTTTCAGATTGCGGCTGGCATTCCATCTTTTTTTCTGTACCGCTCCAGGCTCTCTTATGGTTTCGTCCGTTTCTTTACAGAGGTACTCTGCTAACCGTCTGGAGTCTTCCGGCGTTCCATCAAAGTACCGAAATGATCTATAGTTCAGTTCTCCCCACGGCCATTTCTCCCTGATGTCTTTTCTTTGGATTTTCATTGATGCGTTTATCAGAAGGTGGTGGTGGATTCTGTGACCCTTGTATTCAGTTACATAGATATACTTCAATTCCTCTTGGAATTTCCTGTAGAGATTTTTCAGGTTTCTTAGAAATTTCCTGATTCTGCTTTGAGCTTCTTCCGGATCGGGCGGCGGATCTCTATAGGTAAGATCCAACCTCCAGTCATCTCTTTGGAAATTCGTAAGAATGACTCTGTACAATTTCTCTTTTGCCCGCCTGGCATTCCCTTTTTGTACGGCGGATTCCGTTTCGCTTTCGTTCGGGTTTCTTGTTTTCTTCCCGCCCAGCCGCCATGTATGATATTTTTTTATTTCCATTCCGCCTGGAAAACGGAAAATCTCTTTCATGTATGGCACGATATTTTCTCCATAGAGTATTTTCGATTGATTGTCGTTAAAATAATAGGAATATCAAGGTCTCAAAGAGGCGTTCCCGCCCCTTATTTTCTTGACTTTTTCCGTGCCATGCACTATAATTTGTATAGATTAATTTGTTGCTTCGGCACGGCGATCGGGACTCTCACTTCCCGGTCGTTTTTTCTTTGCAAAATCTTCTGATTTCTTTCGACAGCGGTTTATATACACACTGTTGAAATTCTTTTCTGAAATTCCTGCATTCCCCGCAGTGCTTGTAACAAACGTTCGCTTCGTGAAAATGGCAGCATACCGTCTGATAGGTTTCTTTCCCGCAGAGCGGACAATGTGTATTTGTATAGACCTCTATTTCTTTCCCGCCGGAAAGTGTTAGTATTTTGCCCATGGGTATCTCTTCTTTACTTTGTGCTTTTTCTGCAGAGTCTTTAATCGATACTCTTCTTCGGTTTTGTAGATAGCTTCCAATTCTTCTCTGTGTGTCTCTCTCCATGTTTTTACTTCCGGACTATGCAGATACTTTTCAATGTTTCTCTCCATATGTTTTTTTATATCCGCATTGAGTCCATGGAGTTTGAATCGGTGAGTTGTATATGACAGAGAAATAAGATTGTCTTCCTTATCTGCCCCGAAGTTCCCCACATGTACATGGTGGTGAATTTCTATATTTGTCCTCGGGGGATATTCTCCAAGACATTCACAGTACGTTTCTGCAAGAATGATGTCCCTCTGCTTGACCATATCGCAGAGTTTCTTGAACTCTGTTTTAGATAATTGAAATCTTGCCATGGAATTTTTCCTCTTTTGCCGCCATATATCCTTCATAAAAAGCATCTTCCATTATATTTCTTATAAATTCAGTTATAGGTCCGTCCTCAGTCCTATCTTTATGCGCATAGTCTTTCGCCTTCTTAAGTCCCTTTTTTACCCATTTTTCATATTTTCTTTCTTCAATTTCAACTTTCATATCACTTAACCTCCTTTTTCAATTTATCCACTTAATCACAGGATCCCCGCTGTAACCTTTTTCCCAAACGAACCAGCAAAATGCGATGGCGCTGCTTTTATTGCTTTGATTGTTGTTTTTGTATGCGGGGATTCTTTTCCTTGACACATAGACCGTCTTCAACGGACATTCCTCAAATAATGCCTGCCGCCCTTTACTTTCAAGAAATAACAACCGCAAGAACATACATACCTTTCTTCCCGGTTGTACAATTTCATAGGCATGTCTCACAAAGGCCTCTGCGTGCTTGTACGGCGGATTCGTTACTATATCGCCGTTCCACCCCCCGCATATTTCAGGAAGTCTATTCCGACTTCTCCATATCCACGGTTTATCAGATCGCTTGCCTTGCCTAAGACACCTGCTTTATTAAAAACCTTTGCAAGTTCCCCGTCCCCGCAGGCACATTCCCATATGTTCTTCAATGGCTCATTCTCAAGCAGCAAGTGAGCCGCTATATTATCCGTGGCATAGAAATCATTCTTTTCACGTTCTTCTTTGGCGTGATTAGAAGCTCCCAATGTAGTAAATACATTTTCATTTGCCATTACTTGATCTCCCTCACGCCAAACGCATCAAATTCAAATGCAGGAATCCCCAATACACAGGACGCCGCGTATTCCTGCATGCACCCCATGCTCTTCCGCCACATCCCGCAAAGAACAATGGCGTCGCATTTCTTCAATACCGTAAGGCAGTCCTGCATCGGCTTTGCCTGATGGTCAGCATCGTAGGAGTCCCAGTCCCAATTGTGCAATGGTGAGAATAATGTTTGATACGGGTACATTTTTTTGAGTTTTCTTAAGCACTCCGCCGCGCGTCTTATATTTTCTTCATTTCCTCCGTACGGATGGGCAACATATATCAGCTGCCCTTCTATATTTATCTCTTTCATTCTTTAGTCCTTTCTACTCTTACAATGATTTCCTGTCCTGGTTGTAATTCATTTGGATCTTTTATATTGTTCTCTTGTTTTGCCCGATATACGATCTCCCGTACATCATCCCTTTCAGTGGCAATTTTTGAACAGATGTCCCACAAGGTATCTCCCTTGTTTGCAGTCACCGCATAGCTGATTAATTGCGGCGGTGCTTGTACATACATTCCCGCCCCCAAGACAATGGCGATGAATGCCATTAACATTTTCATTATTTCCCCTCCAGCACTTCATATAAATCTTTTCCGTCATATTCTTCTAAGAATTTATTCAGGCTCACCTTCCTTATTCGCCTGTTCCGCCGGAAAGATAATGCCGGAAGAAGTCCTGCATTGATTAGCCTGCGGACAAACTGTTTTCCCGTCCGCAGACGTTCTGCCACCTCTTCTACAGACAGCAGCCTGTCTGTATCGTCCATAATTAACTCTTTTTCCATTTTTTAATTCCATTCGTTTTCAAAAGGTACATGAATATCCGTACTTAATATTTCTACACTTGCACCTGTGACTATTGCCGTGGTTTCAGGCGTTTGTTTCTTTCGCAGATAGTTGACCAGCGGCGCGGCCGCTTCTTTTAACTTTTCACGTTCAAGTTCAAAATTGATTTCCATAGTTATTTTTATATCCTTTCTCCCTTTTGTCACGTTTTACGTAACATTTTGCTTAAAAAAAATAGAGATCATATTTGTTTCATCAACCCGCAAATAATTACACATCTGCAGGATTTCATCTGAATCAAATACTTTTCTCTTCATTTTCTTATAAAACGTTCTATCATTAATACCAAGCATTCTTGCCACATCTGCTTGTGACTTTCCACGTTCCGCAATAACCCCTCTTAATTTATTTACATCAACCATTGCTCTTCCCTCCTTTCTTTTTGTCACTTCTTACGTACCAAATATACCATCATAAAAATCACTTGTCAAGATACTTTTTTTCACTTTCAATTCTTTTTTTATTGCATTGTGTGTAAATTGTTCATATAATGAGGTTAATAAAATGATTGGAGGTGTCTGATGTCTCTTAGTAAAAACATTAAAAAACGTCGGCAAGAAGTTCAAATGACACTTGAAGAAGTCGCTAAGATTGTAGGTGTTAGCCGGCAAACAATACAGCGGTACGAGAGTGGAATTATATCAAGTATTCCATCTGATAGAATTGAGAAACTTGCTGTTGCATTACGCACCACTCCAGCTTATTTAATGTCTGGTACATTGATTCGGGAAGATTCTACTCCTTACGGTTCACCGTCACCTCCTGATTTAAAGGATATGTTAAAAAGCGGTACCATCCTTTTTGATGGCGTCAATCATCCTATTTCTAAAGAAGATGGAGAACTTCTTAAAAATATATTTTTAACAATTGCGGAGAAAAACAAGAAAAAATGAAAAGACTGCTTCCTACCGTTATCGATATTATTCGCAAATACGAAACGAACAATCCTAACTGTTTAGCAAAGTGTATTGGTGTTGATGTAAATTATGTGAATTTATCACGTTTTCAAAGAATATACGGCATGAAAGCCGCTTACATGAAAGCCGGACCTTTTAAAAGTATTATTATTAGTAAAGCTCTTTCCGCCAACGAAAGAAATGTTGCCCTGGCACATGAGCTTGGACATATATTCCTTCATCATGGCGGTTATCACTGGGTGGATTTCCACCTCTTAAGCAGAGAAGAAAAGAACATTAAAGAATTAAATGCTAACAAGTTTGCTTTTCTTCTCATCTCTCACACTTGTTTACGGAACCGCCCCTCAATGATAGACGGAATAAGAGATGAAAAAGTCTTGACGATCGAGGATACGACAAGACTGCTTGCTGAATTATCTATATTCAATTGTTTCGCCGCAGGGCAGCAGGACACTTTAGAAGATCACGAATGGATGTGTAAGATTTAAAGGAGTTGCATGATGAAAACCACAAAAAGCCTTCCTTTCCCATTACTCTTTCAACGGTTTAAAAGATTCATGTTTTCTTTCAATGGCAGAAGTACCCGCCGGGAGTTTTGGATATTTTTTATTCCATTGGCTATTATTGAAATCTTATCTGCAGGAGCGGTATTTGATACTCTTCTCACTCCCAGTCACCCAAAGTATTTAATTGGGATCCCTTTTTTGATTTTATATATTTTTTCAACTGTTACTGTATACGCATTATTCACACGGCGTCTTCATGACATCGGACATTCCGGTTATTGGATTCTCGTATTATTCATTCTAAATCATACCTTTAACAAAGCTGCCGCCATTATAAATCTGTTTTATCTACTGTTTTTACTGTACTGGTCGTTCAAACCTTCTGCCCCGGATAATAAATATGGTTCGCAATGGGAAGAAACAAAATAAAGGAGCAATTATGCATTTTCAAAAACTGCTGGCAAAAAGTAATATTTTGTACACTCTTATATTGCTTATGTTAATCGTTATCGGATTTCAGCAATGGCAAATTTATAATCTAAAAAGAGATTTTTCTTATTTAGATAATTCTCGTGAATTGACCAAATTATCTGCAGATATTGAAAATCTAAAATATAAATATGACGATCACGAGTCATCGCTAAATAATTTATCTGCTGATATAAGTGATTTAAACAAGAAGATTGACGATATTCGTATTTCACTCATGGTGGGAATACCATCCCGTCACTCAACTTATGGAAATTGAAAAAGAGAGTTTTAAATTATGTACATCAGGAAACGGGGAAATAAGTATTACTATACTGTAGAAGTAAGAGATGAAGCCGGCAACCGCAAGAAGATTGAGCGTGCCGGCTCTATTTCTAAAACAGAAACAAATAAGATGTGGCGGCAGGCACAGGCAAAAGCGGATCGTGCCGGTTCTATTGATACAGCTTCCAATATTTCCGTGGAAGACTTTTATTCGCTTTGGATTCGTGAAGTCCTGGAAGTAGAGGGCAGCTATAAAACGAATACTGTCAAATTATATAAAAGCCTGATTAGGTCTCATGTTCTCCCCCGTTTCGGTTCTTATAAATTAAAGCGCATCACTCCTCGGCTCCTGCAGAATTTCCTGAACGAGAAGAAGTCCTCTCTGTCCCGCTCTTCTTTGAATTGCTTAGTGGCTGTTTTGAAACGTTCTTTTATATATGCCGTAGACTTTGGACGGTTTTTGTCCACCAGTCCCGCAATAAATATTCACGTCCCCCGCGTCTATAAAGATACTCCCCATCCGGTAAAGACTTTCAGTCGGGAGCAGATGCAAAAGATTTTTGATAAATTCAATGAAGAACACAAGTTCTATCCCGCCATATGCGCCGCTTATTATGTGGGATTCCGTATCGGTGAGTGCTGTGCCTTAACGTGGGATGATATCAATATGAAGAAGAATGAAATCACTGTCCGCCGGACCGCCGTTTATGATTCCGGCTGGATTGTGCAGGATTTACCCAAATCAAACTCTTCTGTCCGCACTGCCCCCTTCGGACAAAACTTCCGCCGGATCCTTTTGTCCATTCACGCCGGGCAAGAACACCTTCAGAAAGAATACGGTTCTTTTTATTCCGCCGGAAATTATGTATGTTCTCTCCCCAACGGGGAAATGATTACCCCCGATGATTTAAGATACTTTAATACTTGGTGCAAAAATAACTTTGGTTTCGGCTCCTTCCACACGCTCCGCCACACATACGCCACGAATATGCTTGAAGCAGGAGCCGATCTTGAATTGGTTTCCAAACAACTTGGCCACAACAGCATAGTGACGACCGCAAAATACTATTCTCATGTTTTGGACAAAAGAAAACGCCTTGTCGCTGATTTAATGGACAAAGCGCTATAATCTGCCGTCTTTATTTATCCGCGGACGGCAAGCTGGACGGCAAACCCACGATATAACCTGTGTTTATCTGCATTTATAATTAACATTAAATTATCGGAACTAAAGTTGTAGTTAATTTTAAAGAGGCATTGCCACGGCTATATTATTTTGATATATGGAGGAATGTAAGTGCCTGAAAAACATTTTTATTTACGGAATAT